TCCGTTTGCTATCAACGGAATCAACTGGTCAGTCAACAGCAAATTAGTCAACTACGATTTTGATTGTACTCCAATTGATCAGTATGTAGCCGGCGGAACCAGACGAGGCGCAGTGCCATATAACATGCAACTTAGCGGTAGTACTGTGGCTGACGTGTTAGGCGGTACGGTGGCAACCCAAACAGCAACTGCTGCTGCTCCAGGCGCATCAACCACTTCTTCAACACCGGATCAAAGTGGGGCAGCTAATGCTGCGGCAGCACCCCCAAAGGCCAATGCAGCCGGCAATCCTGATCCAGCAGTCAAAGTTGGACTTATGGCAGCCATGAACGAACATGTCAATCAACTGACCACTGGAACAAGACCACTTTACCAGGTTGCTGATCAGTATGAGATAGTGTTTGTTGGTGCAGCCAAACAACTTATTGGTGATGCTACCATTGTATTGCCTGGGGAAAAAAAAGAAGCCAATCAAACTCCAATGGGGACAACACAAACAAAAGATGCCAAAAGTGCAAGTCCTACTACTGATAAAAAAAATGTCACTCAGAAAATTATTCCAGCTGTTGCCGGGCAATCCATAGTGCAGTTAATTGATAAGGTCATCAGAAACAGCAGTTATATAACCAGTCAACAGCTAACTCAAATCAATCCGTTTGGTGGCCCAACAGATTTAGATGGCGGTGGTGAACAACCCAATCCTGAGGCCGCAAACAAACCTGTAAATTGGTTTAGAATAAATTTTGAAGCAATTCCAATCAAACCAGATAATTTACGAAATGACTACGCATACAAGATACGCTATATTATCAGTGTGTATAAAATTGACAAATATGACAGTAAATATTTTCCAGTAGGAACTTTTAGAGGTGTTCACAAAAGCTATCCTTGGTGGTTTACCGGCAAAAATACTGCGGTACTTGAGTATCAAGAAACTTTAAATACTGCCTACAACATGTTGGTCAGTGGCAGTGATACTCAAGACTCTGGTAGCGAAACTACACGAAAACAAATTGCAGCCACCATGCAAGACATAGTGATTTACACATACGGCCCAAATAGTGGTGAATCCATGCAAGGCAGTAAAGACCGTGGCAACGAAGCGTCTGCCAACCTGGCAGACAGTCTGTATGGCGGTGCAGATCTTGCTAACAGCACTTTAAAGATCATTGGAGATCCTGCATGGATTCAACAAGGCAGTCTCAGTGGTGGCGTTACTGCTGCTGATCTTGAGATTGGTAGTTTTTTGCCCGACGGCACAATCAACTTTGACGGCGAACAAATCATGTACGAAGTCGCATGGAATCGCCCAGATGACTATGACCTTGCTACAGGTATGGCTGCTCCTACCAGTAAAAAAAACAAAACCAAAAGCAGAGTGTATCTTGCCACAACTGTAACTAGTGAATTTAAACAAGGTAAATTTGAACAATCAATTTCTGGAACATTGGTCAATCTTCCCAAACCAGATGGATCAAACAAAGCACCAGATGCGTCACTTCCTATACCAACAAATGAAAGAGATGAGCGCGGCAGAGCAACTACCGGCTTTGATTCTAGAGTAGCAGCCACGCAATCGTCAATGCCAACAGCACCGCAAGTGAATGTAAATCCCAGCAATAACTCGCCACAAACTTTAAATACGTCGGCCCCGGGACCAAATGATAACGCAAGTCCGGTACCACCACCGCAGCCGGCAACGTCGGGCTCGGGAGAAAATTTAGACGTAGGAGATCCGTTTGTGCCACCAGGTGCGCTGTCCGGCAGAATCACAGCAGATGGTCTAGACAACTCACCATCTACTCCGCAAATTATATCAAGAGATTATTAAGGAATATCAATGGCAGAACAAGTTCAACGCAGTAGAGGGCGTAACAAAAATTACAAGTTTGATCGCGGAGGAGCTCCTGCAGAGTTTGGTCCTTTCTATGGTGTTGTAAAAAATACCAATGATTCAATAAGATCAGGACGCATACAGGTATACATTACGGCATTCAGTGATGGCAATGAAGATGACACTTCCAAATGGACCACAGTAAGTTACATGCCACAGTTTTTTGGATCAACTCCTTACAATCCTGCCAAAGAAGGATTAGGGTCATACATTGACGGCAACTCCAACAGCTATGGCATGTGGTTTACTCCACCGGACGTGGGCATCACAGTTTTGTGTGTGTTTGTAAATGGTGACCGTAGTCAAGGTTATTACATTGGCACAGCACCTGATCAAAGCATAGGACACATGGTTCCTGCTGTTGGTGCCAGCACATCATTTGTTACCGAAAATGAAAATCAAGCCGCTTACTTTGAAGGCGCTATTCGATTGCCTGTGGTAGAAATCAACACAAACAACTTGGCATTAGAAGAGTCTAGCCGATTCTTTGACAAACCCAAACCTGTACACAGTGTGGTTGCAGAAACCATGTTTCGTCAAGGCCTAATCAAAGATCCAGAACGTGGTCCCATTGGTAGTTCAAGTCAACGTGAGTCACCTTCTGCTGTGTACGGCATCAGCACACCGGGATCTGCTGTGTATCAAGGCGGCATGAAATTTGGAGAAATACAAGAACAAATTGATGCTGGAACACTAAAACCTCAAGACCTCAAAGTGATAGGCCGTGTGGGTGGCCACAGTATGGTAATGGATGATGGCGATATTGATGGCTCCAATCGATTGTTGCGTTTTAGAACCACCTCTGGTCATCAAATCACAATGAGTGACAGCGGAGACTTTTTCTACATCACTCATGCCAATGGACTTGCTTGGTTTGAACTTGGTTCTCAAGGCACACTAGATGTGTATGCCACAAATTCAATTAACTTGCGCACTCGTGGCGACATCAATTTGCATGCTGATAGAGACATCAACATGTATGCAGGTGGCAGCATCAAAGCCAAAGCAGTAGAAGATATTACCTTGCAAGCTGATGCAGACCTCACAGCAATTGCACAACAAAATTTAAAACTATATAGCAAAAGTTATGTTGGCATAAAAGCTGATGGCAGCTTGGCATTGCAGAGTGCGTCAGGAAGTTGGGATGGCGGCAGTGCATTGAAATTCACAGCAGGTGGAATTGATCTCAACGGCCCTGCTGCTGATGCAGTGCCTGCACCCAACAACTTGACCACAACCATCTTAGATGACACTACATTCAGCAGTGCTACTGGTTGGACAGTTGAAACAGATGGTTTAGAAAGTATTGTGACTCGAGCACCCACACACGAACCGTATCCTTATCACAACAAAGGTGTGGATATTGAAATTCCGTTGGAAGCAGGACAACCGCCACCCAATCCGGGTGCTGTGCCAGTGCCTGCGGGATTTGAGCTGGCAAGAAAAGCATGAGTACATTTAATTTTGATTTTAATGGGCAAAAGTTTGAAATCAAAGCCCCTGCTGGCGTTACGTTTGAACAGGCCAAAGCAGTGTTTGACCAACAAACAGCCAGCGGCGGCCTCACAGGATTTAGAGTTGGTGATGTACTAAGCCCAGCCACTCAGGCCGCTGCCGGTTTGGCCGCTGCTCAAAGTCAAGTAACACAAGGCCTAGCATCACTGACTGGCAACCTACCTGGGGGAACAAATCTAAGCAGCCTTACAGCCAGCATAGGAACACTGGGACAAGGTGCAGGCACACAAGTGGCCAGCGCATTAAAAGGCGGTGCGGCTGCATTTAATTCATTGACCACTGGAGCCGGCGCTGCTGGTAGTTCATTTAAACAATCACTAGCAGGGGCAGGATTTGATCCAGTTACTGGTAGAAATGCTTCGTTAGACTCTGCCTATGCCACAGGTGGTGTATCAGGAGCTATAGGAGCATTCTCCGGAACACTAGGCGCTCTTAGTGGACCACTCACAGGAGCAGCAGGTCAAGTTGGAAGTTTAGCCAGCACAGCAGTTGGCACACTATCTAGGTTAATTAGAGGAACTCCCACTGATGGTATCAACATAGCAGACTTTGCCAAACAAGGTCCGGCATTGAGTGGTATTGGCAACATGAGTTTGCCTGACGTCACTGGTGCTCTAGCGCAGGCCAGCAAGTTGGTAGGTCAAGGTGCCGGCACAATCAGTAATGCACTAGGTGCCGGCAAGTTTGGGTTTGATGCCGGACAACTAGAACGAGCAGGCCTTGTGAAGCCCGGTACTGCCGCGGCATTCCTGGCAGCAGGCGAAAATGATCTTACCAGTGTGCTAAAGAGTCCCACAGTGTGGACTGGCAAAGATGGCGTAAAAGGCCTTGACGGCTTGTTAGGCAACAGTGGATTACAGGACAAAGTGCAACAGGGATTGATGAAATCAGGGCTTGATGATTTAAAATCAATTGGCATACCCACAGACAAATTGACTCCGCAAGCACTTAGTGGCCTAGCCACCAATGCCGCTAAGAGTGTGTCAGACACTGCTAACTGGGCAAAGAATGTGCCCGGATTGCCTGCAGACGTCAAAGCTAAATTTGATGCCACGGCTGTAAATGGCGCATTTGCTGTGAATTTAACGCAGGCCAAAGTGGATGAACCAGTGTTGCAAGAAACCAAACCAGTAGCTGCCGCCGATACTGTTAACAGCGCCACAGTAGATGCTGCGGCTAAACGAGTTACAGGTGATGAACGGGTACCTCAAGTCAGCGGTAATAGCTCAAGTAGTTCTATTGCAGTCTATGCATTTTCAGACTTTATAAGTTCTCTAAGTACATCATTCTCTGTGTTAAAAACAAAAATTAATTCAATCAACCAAGAGTATCAAACTATTACTCAAGAGCAATGGAATCTTATAAACGGCGAAGCGGTTGTACTGCGAGCCACAGTTAGAGCAAGGCTAGTCGATCTTAATGGTGCTGCTCTTAAAGAATTGGAGGCTATTGAAAGTCAGAACTTAGGTACGTACACTCGAAACGATATTATCAACACATACAATTTTGCATTAAAAGACGCAAAATCAATGACCGCGCTCAGTGAAGAAATTAGACAATTAATCAAGGATCTAGCCAACAAAATTTCAGTCAGAGCATCGAGCAATAGCTACAGTGGCGCCGGTTAATTTTAAATAAATATAGATATGACTACCTTTGTTGGCTTTAACACACAGAATCAATACAAAAAATTCACACTTGTGGACTTTGAATTGGTCAAACGCGATCTCTTGAATGCGTTTAACATTCGCCAAGGACAATTGCCTGGACGTCCTGCGTATGGTACAATACTGTGGAACTACTTGTTTGAAAATCAAGTTGACGCTGTTCAACAAGGCATTGTGAATGAAGTGCAACGAGTGGCTGGTGGCGATCCCAGAATATTCATCAGCAACATCAATGTGTATCCACAAGAAAATGGCATGCTGATTGAATTAGAAATACAGACTGTAGGCGGTGTTAATGCCGAAATACTGAATGTGTTCTTCAATCAAGTCAGCCGTTCGGCCAGCTACGTATAACTACGCCGTTTTTTATCTACATAAATAACAGATAAAGAATACAAGGCCCAGACGCAATGGCAAAAACCACTAGACAAACAGCGATATTTGGTGTAGAAGATTGGAAACAAATCTATCAAACCTATCGCGAAGCAGACTTCCAAAGCTATGACTTTGAAACTCTACGCAAGAGTTTTACCGATTACCTGCGTTTGTACTATCCAGAAACATTCAATGACTATATTGAATCATCAGAATACATTGCTTTATTAGACGTTATTGCGTTTATGGGACAGGCTCTAGCCTTCCGCACTGACCTAAACACAAGAGAAAACTACTTAGACACAGCAGAACGTAGAGATTCAGTTACTCGCCTGGCCAATCTTGTTAGCTACACTGCCAAACGCAACACAGCCGCCCAAGGCTTACTCAAAGCGTTCTCAGTGACCACAACAGAAAACGTTGTGGATTACAACGGAGTTAATCTGGCCAACGTCACAGTAAACTGGGCTGACCCCACAAACTTTGACTGGCTAGAACAGTGGAACGCTATTGTTAATTCATCCTTGGTCAGCAGTCAAAAAATTGGTCGCCCGTCAAATCGTCAAACTATTCTGGGTGTGGATACTAGCGAATATGGTATTAACTTGGTGCCTGGATTCTTGCCAGTGATTCCTTATACGGCTACTGTGGATGGTGTGAACATGCCTTTTGAAGCCACAACTTCGACCACAGCTGGTACAGATTATATCTACGAACCCAGTCCAAAACCCAATACTGCATTTAATGTGCTGTATCGCAATGACCAATTGGGGTACCAAAGTGCCAACAATGGATACTTCTTTTTCTTCAAACAAGGTACATTGCAAAATCAAGACTTTAACTTGGCTGAACGCATTGCCAATCGCACAGTAAACATCAATATTGAAGGTGTGAACAACGATGACCGTTGGCTATTTCAGTTAGACAATGTGGGCAGTATCAGTCGGGAGTGGACATTTACTGAAAACATTTATTCGTCAGCTGCTGAACAAACTGCAACACTAAGACCAATTTTTTCTACCACCAGTAGAACCAATGATCAGATTACCATGGTGTTTGGTGATGGCGTGTTTTCAGAAATTCCGGTAGGCATCTTCCGTGCGTATGTTCGTGCAAGCAATGGCTTGCAATATATTATCAATCCTGCTGAAATGCAAAACGTGGTATTACCAATCAGTTATATTGACCGCAATGGTAATATTCAAACTATGACATTTACATGTGGCATCACTCAACCAGTAAGTAATGCACAGAGTCGGGAAAGTATTGATGCTATCAAACAACGTGCGCCTGCTAGATACTACACACAAAATCGCATGGTCAACGGCGAAGACTACAATCTGTTTCCGTTTACTCTTTACAACTCTATTATCAAATCAAAAGCAGTAAATCGTGCATCAATTGGTACCAGCCGATATTTAGACTTGGTAGATAACACAGGCAAATATTCATCAACCAACACATTCTCCAGTGATGGTGCCATGTGGGAAAATAATATTTTGCCTGCTACATTGTTTGCCTGGACCAACCGCAACGAAATTGCCGAACTTATTAGCAATCAAGTACAGCCTGCTATTGCCGACGCTACATTCAAACAATTTTATTATGCAAATTTTCCAAGGATAACTGTAAACACCGGTACTACCGCACTCAGCAGTTGGCACCAAAGCACAACATTGGCCAATGAGACCACTGGGTATTTTGAAAATGCGTTAGGTTCTCCAGTCATGGTCGGAACCTCCAGCAGTACTGCATTTAAATATGTGGCACAAAAAAGTTTAATTAAATTTATACCCCCAGTAATTAACGGTCAACCCTATTACTTTGATGCCAACAATAGACTCAAAGCAGGCTTGCCAACTAGACCCGAAGATCATTTGGAAATTTGGGCCAGTCCTCTTGCCATAGTTGGTGACGGCAGTAATGGCGGGGTTGGCAATCTGACCAATGGGCAAGGTCCAGTAGCACTCAATAATTTTGTACCCACTGGGGCAATTGTAGACAGTATTATTCCTGTATTCCTTACTGACCTAAGCACTACTATTCGTGAAGAAATTACACAACAAATTTTGTTATATAGAAATTTTGGTCTTGGGTACGACAACGACGGTGACATTACAGGTACCGCCGGCACTTGGTATATTATCACAAGTACCAACTTAGATGCCGATGCCACTTGGAGCCAGACATATGCAGGTAACACCTCTGGGCAAAATTTAGATGCTTCGTGGTTGGTGCAGTTTGTGGCAGTGGACAACAAATACACAATCACGTTCCGAGGACTTGCTTATTATTTTGGTTCAGTACTGCAAACAAGATTTTTCTTTTACGGCAATCAAAAAATCTACGACAGTCGGTCAGGAACCACAATCAAAGATTTTATTAACGTGCTGGCAGTAAACACCAAACCGGACAGTTCGTCTCCATTGCCCGGAGACATTTATACCACTATCATTGGCCAGCCTGTAGAGTCTGATGGCTACGTTGATGACTTCCAGGTATTGATCAGCTATAGAGATTCCGACTCAGATGGCGTGCCCGATAATCCAGATTTTTTCAATGAAATTGTTGCTCCAAGTGTTACTCCTAATCTTAAATTGATATTCTTACAACAAACTGTGGATTTTGATAATCTGCAACGATACTTGTTAGTAGAGCCCGGTGTGGTCAATTCAGACTATCCTACATATGATTCCATCGAACTGGTGAAATTCCAGTATTCCCCTGGTCAGGTGTTTTATGGTTATAGTGATGAATTATTTTACACATTAACAATCAATACTGCCGGCACTAGAGTCATAACTCAAACTGCAGAAGGTGAGTGGATTGCCAGAACAGGACGCCAGGCGCTGTATTTCCAGTACCGTCATAATTCACCATTGACCAACAGAATTGATCCAGGCACTACCAACATCATTGACTTGTATGTTGTGACCCAGGCCTACTACACTGCATATCAAAATTGGATTAAAGATACCACTGGCACTGTGTCTGAACCAGATGTGCCAACTATTGATGCACTCAGCACAGAATATCAAAATCTCAATGAATACAAAATGTTGAGTGATAACATTATTTTAAATTCTGTAGTGTTCAAACCATTGTTTGGGCCCAAAGCAGCCAAGACATTGCAAGCCACAATCAAAGTTATTCGTGCTCAGAATTCCACAGCCAGCAATAGTGAAATACAAAGTTCTGTGTTGGCTGCTATGAATGAGTATTTTAGCATTGACAAATGGAGTTTTGGAGACACATTTTATTTCTCAGAGCTGGCAGCATACCTGCACAGATATCTTGGAACCATAATCAGTTCAGTGGTACTGGTGCCACTAGACACACAAAAATACTTTGGCGACATGTACGAAGTGCGAGCAGAACCCAGTGAAATATTTGTCAACGGCGCTACTATCGACAATATCATTGTGATTGATGCATTGACCAGTACCAATTTGCGTACTGCACCTGGTAGCGGAGTAATTTAATGGCAAAAGTACGCTCAGTAGATTTTCTTCCTGAAATTTTTCAGACTGACGCCAACAAGCAATTCTTGGCTGCTACTTTGGATCAGTTGATTCAAGAGCCAAAGTTTAAAAAGACTCAAGGTTACATTGGCCGCACAGTTGGGCCGGGGGTAAATCCCAATGACAAATATGTTCTTGAGCCTAGCAAAACTCGTGTTGACTATCAACTTGAACCTGGGGTGATCAGTGTTGACCCTGCAGACAATAACAAAATAATAGATGCTATTACCTATCCGGGCATAACTGACTCATTGGTATACCAAGGCAGTCCATCAACACAGCCTAGCAGATTGTACACCAGTGATTATTACACATTTGATCCGTTTATAGATTTTGATACATTTGTAAACTTCAGTCAATACTACTGGGTTCCAAACGGGCCAGATGTAGTGACAGTACAATCTCCGGGTGTGGCCTTAAGTCAAAATTTTACTGTTAACAGAGCCAATGGAGTTTACACATTTTCGGGTGTCACTGGAAACAATCCCACACTAAATTTAGTTAGAGGTGGCAACTACACATTCCAAGTGGCGCAGAATGCCAAAGAGTCTGTGAATTATCGAGTAACACGTACCAACGTTACCAGTTATAATATTGACAATGAACCCAACGCCACTGTTATTTTAACTCGTGGCAACACCTATACTTTCAATTTGTTTTTGCAAGGTGACTTTCCATTCTGGATTAAAACTGCTGCTACCACAGGCACAGGTGATGCCTACAACTCAGGAGTCACACGCAATGGGTCAACAACTGGTGTAGTGACATTTACTGTGCCACAAGATGCACCTAACACACTATATTACTCTTGTCAAAATCAAAGTCTCATGCGCGGCACTATCAGCGTGATTGACGCTCAGCCCGGCGACGGACCAGGATTTTGGATTCAAACAAATCCAGGAGTAAGCGGTGAAAATCCTGTTACTCCAAACATAAGCTCTAGATCTATATATGGCGCAACTGACAATGGGCTTGATCTTGGAACAATTAATTTCAACGTGCCACAAAAAACAGCACAAGATTTTTATTATAGTCTTACTAGCCTTGGTACTGTAGATCTTGTGACTGATCTAAATTTTGAAGACATTGATGGTGCAAGACTAGATCAGTTTATTGCTACCTATGGCGGCATTGATGGAATAACTGGACTTAACACAAGAACTCTGGTGTTTGTTAATTCATTAGGCAATCCTGCTACTGATTACTACAATCTCTGGCGTATAAGTTATGTCACAGTTGGTGACTTCACCTACCTTTCATTGGCCAGTATACAAATTATAAACAACTTGGAAAAATGGACCATACGATATGGCACAGATTATGCCAGCACACAATGGTATAAAAATCAAACCGGCTACATAATTGAAATTCCAGTGCTGACTGCTAAATTGGATACTTTGTATTACCAAGATGGTACTGATCCAGAAATTTTTGGCACCATACGATTGATCGAGCAAGAAAACGACAGCACAGTTTACATAGATGATATTTTGGGTAATGCCAACTACACCAGCTCAAATGGTGTGGTGTTTACTAATGGACTAAAAGTTCAATTCTTGGGAAATGTGTTACCAGCCAGTTATGCCACTGGGTCTACTGCTTTTATTTGCACAAACACCGCGGCAGGTATTAATCTCATTACCACAGAATCCACAACAGGAATGGCAGTAGGACAAGAAGTTATTTTTACTGGCACGCCATTTGGCGGCGTGAGCACAGGTGTAACTTATTATGTTCACACAGTTTTTAGCACTAGTCAATTCAAAGTAAGTGTAACTAAAAATGGCCCAGCACTAACGTTAACTTCTGCCAGTGGTACAATGACTGCTACTTCTAGTCAAAATCCACAATACTATGTGAGTGGAGTAGGAACTGCAATAGAACTGTTACCTGTAGAAAATTACATCACGCCAGAAGAATATGCCACCTCTGCTGCTGTTGATTACCTTACTATCAGTCGAGAGAGTCCAGACCTAAATGCCTGGAGCCGTAGCAATCGTTGGTTCCATATTGATGTTCTAAATGCCACCGGCGCATATAACGACACACCAGTTGTGATAGATAGCGATCAAAAAGCCAAACGACCAATTATACAATTCCGGGGTGGTATCAGACTGTATAACATGGGAACAGCAGCCGAACAGCCAGTGGATACCATTGACTTTACTGAAACTGATGCGTTTAGTAATGTAGAAGGTAGCACTGAATATTCAGTGAATGATTATACATTTGTCAATGGTAGCCGTGTAATTTTTGCAGCCGACGAGGATCCAGCTGTACGCAGTAAAATTTATGTGGTAAATTTTATTATACCAGATACAGTGGCACCGTTAATTGCACAACCAATTATAAATTTGGTAGAAGCAGTTGACGGAGAAATTTTAACCAATCAGAATACAGTATGCCTTGGCGGATCACAAGTTGGTGTTACTTTTTGGTATGATGGTGTAAATTGGTTAGAAGCACAGCAAAAAACCGCAGTACAACAAGCACCATTGTTTGATGTGTATGATGCAAATGGGGTAAGTTTGTCTAACAGAACTACATACCCTAGTTCAACCTTCTTTGGCACAAAATTGTTTAGCTACGCTACTGGATCAGGTACTACTGATCCAGTGTTACAGCTTGTACTCAAATACTTCACATTGACCAATGTAGGAGATATTGTGTTTGATAACAATTTGTATTCAGATACATTTGTGTATGTGGTCGACAATGCCAGTGTTACTTTGCCAATCAGTTCAGGATTTGTTTATAAGTATGCGTCAAGAACTGTGTACGAGAGATTAATTGGTTGGCAAACGGCTGTAGTACCAACCTTAATGAGTCAGCAGTTTAAATTTATCTATGACACTGGCCCATTGAGACTCGACGTAGCAGTACAGTCTGATACAGTAACTATAGTGCCTAGTGTGAAAATTTTTGTAGGATCAATTTTTCAAGATCCAGGCACATACACAGTGGCTACTACAGCTAATACCACAACCATTACTTTTAATACTGCACATGTAGTAGGAGATGTCATCGAAGTTGAAGCACTAAGTGATCAAATTAGTCAGGTAGCTTTTTATCAAGTTCCGTTAAATCTCAATAACAATCCACTAAACGCCAACAGTCCCAGTTTTACCTTGGGTACATTGCGCACACATTATCAAAGTATCTGCCAAAATTTAACCACATTCTCTGGCGCAATCAATGGTACCAACAACACTAGAGACCTTGGTAATATCATACCTTATGGTCAGATAATCTTACAACAAAGTTCGCCACTCACACTTGCTGGATACTTTATGAGATCTCAGCAGTACAATATTTTTGGTGCGTTAGAATACAACAGTAGAGAATATCAAAAGTACAAAAATCAAATGCTGGAAGCAGTGACCAGACAAACTATTCAGTATGAAACTGCGTCACAAGTGCTTGATATAGTCATTGGCGAAATTACTCTAGGCCGCACATCAAGCAATCCATTCTATTGGAGTGACATGCTGCCGGCAACTGCTGTGTTTACAACTACCACGTACACAGTAAATTATACAACCAGCCAGGTATTTGATACTGTGCAAATTTATAACTATACGTCAGCCAACTATCTTGGTATGAATGTGTATGTTAACGATGAAATTTTGACTAGAGAGTTGGAATACACAGTGGCCACTGACGGTCCACGCATTAATATATTGATTGATCTGGCGTTTGGTGACAAGATTGTCATTCAAGAATACAGTGCCACTTACGGTACCTATGTGCCCAACACACCCAGCAAGATGGGATTGTATCCTGCTTGGCGTCCAGCTATTATTCCAGTAAAAACCAGTGCGGGTGAACAACTGGTTATATTAGGCCATGACGGCAGTCAAACTCCTATCTTTGGTGACATCCGCGATGAAGTATTGTTAGAATTTGAAACTAGAATTTATAACAATATCAAGTTAGATGACAATCCTGTACCCCTTGACATAGTGGATGTGCTACCGGGACAGTTCAGAGATACTGGGTATAGTGTTGCCGAAATCAACACCATACTTGAAACAAACTTTTTGACTTATGTGGGATGGAACAAGTTGGATTATACTGCACAAAACTACAGTGTTAATAATCCGTTTACCTACAACTACAGTTCCTCAACCAACAAACTCAACGGAGATACATTGCCTGGCGCCTGGCGCGGCATCAACCGGTACTTCTACGATACTCAACAACCAGAATTGACTCCTTGGGAAATGCTAGGCTTCTCAGTCATACCTGAGTGGTGGGAAATCACATACGGACCTGCACCGTACACATCTGATAACATGAATTTGTGGGATGATTTAGAACTTGGTCTTGTGAGAGATCCAATTGGAGCATATACATTACCAGCCTATGCAAGACCTGGACTAACTTCTGTACTTCCAACTGACTCAGCTGGTGCATTATTGGCGCCACTAGATTCAGTAGTAGGCGGATACAACAATGCATTGTCATTCCAAAAGAGTTGGACACCCGGTGATGGCGGACCAGTAGAAGCTTCGTGGTGGAATTCTAGTGACTATCCATTTACTGCCATGCGATTGCTGGCACTCACTCGTCCAGCAAAATTCTTTGCGTTGTTTGCTGACAGAGACTTGTACAAATACAGTACAGAATTTGATCAGTACTTGTATAATGGTCGTTACAGATTAGACGCCAACGGCGTACAAGTGTATGGCGACGGCACCAGCAAGGCCAGCTACATCAACTGGATTGTGGATTACAATCGTATTACAGGCACCAACAGCACTGCGGCATTAGAAACAGATTTACAAAATCTTGATGTGCGACTGTGCTATAGAATGGCGGCATTCTCTGACAAACAGTATTTGAAAATTTACACTGAGAAGTCCAGCCCCAATTCAACTAATGCCTCTTTGCAAATTCCGCCAGAGAGTTATCAACTGCTGGTGTACAAGAATCAACCATTTGACAGGTTAATCTACAGTTCTGTGGTAATTCAAGTTGTTGATAGTGGTTATGCAGTATTTGGTTACAGCACTGCTAGACCATATTTTAACACACTTACCAGCATTCCAGTTGGGCAATTTGAAACGTACAGCGTGGCTGGCAAGACCATTCAAGTGCCAGCCAACTACACACAAAATATTACGCAGATTCCATACGGATTTGTGTTTGCTACTGAATCTGCTGTGGCCAACTTTTTATTGAGTTATGGAAAGTTGTTAGAATCACAAGGTTTTGAATTTAACAATCAAACCAATGGCTACTTGATGACCTGGTCACAGATGGTGTACGAGTTTATATACTGGAGCCAGCAGGGCTGGGGTACTGGCAGTTTAATTAATCTAAATCCATTGGCTCAGGAACTTTCAGTATTCAAAGAACAAGCAGTGGTGGATACTATTTCATCACAAACTGCAGAAAATGCCATACTAGATCAGAACCGTAGAGATTTCCCCACACGCGATCTCAACATTGTGCGAGCTGATAACACCTTTACTATTCAACCGTTGACCACTCAAAGTCTAAGTTTCATTGACATGCGTTATACCAGTTTTGAAAGTATGATTGTCATGGACAACGCCAGTTTGTTTGGCGATTTGATTTTCAATCCTGTTACTGGATCTAGACAAAGTAGATTGTACATTAACGGAACTACCACTACAGAATGGGACGGCAGTGTTAATGCACCAGGTTTTATATTAAATCAAAATAATGTTTTAACATGGACTGGGTTAAAAACTTATGCCAAAGGCGAGATAGTAAAGTACAAAGGTGCATACTGGAGTGCAGCTACAATTGTACAACCTAGCACCAAGTTCAATTATAATGATTGGAATCAGAGTGACTACACATTTATCGAACAAGGATTGCTGGCCAACCTTGCAAACAAAGCTGATCAACTCAGCAACAGCTACAACATCAATTCAGCCAATTTGATTGCTGACAATGACTTATTGAGTTATGGACTAATTGGATTTAGACCTAGACAGTATATGGCTGCATTAAATCTTGATGATGTAAGTCAGCTTAACATTTATAGAGAGTTTCTTGGAACCAAAGGAACTAAAAATAGCACTGATTTGTTTGGACAAGCCAAGTTCAACAAAGAAGTTGCTGATTATAAAATTTACGAAAACTGGGCAATACAACGTGGTGTGTATGGTGCCAATGCCAATCGAAGTTTCTTTGA